TTCACGTAGAGCAAACTGATTCTAAGATTGAATTGTCGAATTCATCTGGAAAATCGTATCAGGCTGAGTCTACAGGAGCAAGTTTAAGTATGTTTAAGACAACCACCCAATCGGGTTGGCAACTTACAAAAAATTTAGCAGTGGCAACGACTAATGTTATTCCAAAAGTAGCAGAAGCAGTAATGGATCCTTTTCGTTTATTTGGAACAAGTGCTATGCAGATGGCAATACCTATAATCACTCAAGATGCTTCTGATTCGCCACCTCAAAGAATTGTTTATGACACTTATCCACAATGGTGTGCTAAGCAGGGTATACCTTTTACTCGTCCAACTTATCGAGCAGTTGAAGTTTTTGATTCAGATGGTAATAAGATGTTATGTGATGAAGAACAATATTTTGCAATGATTAAGGCGATGTTTCCAGCAGCTAATAGAACCAATTATGCTTGGATGTCTAGAGTTGTTGATAATATGGAAATGTTTATGGATGTTTTGGTACGTTGGGACTTTTGTTGCGCGAACGTCCTAAGGAAGCTGCATATGAAGTAGATGATCCACCAAATCTGGCTTTAATATGTCAATATATGAATGAAGTTCAAATGACGTCAATGACATCTGGTTGGGAAAAAGAACTTGAGAGGAGATATGTTCCGTTAGATCATTGGGATTCAGGAATACATACAGCTTCAATTATTCCAACCTTTTATTATTGGTTTCTGATCTATAGGGAGCCAATGATAGTAAATAGACATTATTTAGTTGATAAGCGGTGGTCTCATTGGAAAGAAAATGCGGATTGTCCTAAGAAGACGGTGCCTGGAATAGTTGGAGCTGTGGTTGGAACCCTTGGTTCTGTAGTGTTGATGGTAGTAGCGGCTTATTGGATGAGTTGGTTATTTACTATGATTTTGGTGGGACTTATTTTGTTCATTGCTGTGTTATTAGGAAAACTTTTTGGCAGATCTAAGAGGGCCGATAAATTTCGTAAAGATGCAGAATCTACATCGAGTGATAGATATTCGAAAAGACTAGAACTAGCAAACAGAGTTCGAAGTAATAAGGAAAAATTTATCAAGGCAATGTCAACTGAGGTGAGTGAAGATAAAGAAGAGCAGTTAGATGCTGAATCAACAATTGGAGATCAGGCGAGTGATCATTTAACGACGATATTGGCTCAAAATACATATTTCACAAAATTCAATTTTGTGGGTGGTGCTGTAATAAATGGATGGATGACAGGACTCGGAAAAAGAGTTTACGCTTTCCCATGGCATTTTATGCGAGATCGTAAATTGCTTGATATTGAAATGTTACCAACTAAAACTTGGAAGGATAGAGGTTTAATAATTGTACCGGCCTCTCAAATGGCGATTACTATTTATAAAAAACGCGATCTTGTTTTAGTTAAATTGCCGACAACTGTACACTCGGAAAATGAAATAATGGAAAAACATGGCAGACGTAATATTGAACCTGATTCAGTTGATGGGACTACTGGGGCAAGTATGGTTGAAATTCATACAGTTAAGGGAGAAGATTTGGTAGTTCCTCAATCTGTCGAAGGAGTTGTGTGGGATCTAGGACCATCTGTAGTAACTTTTGATCAAATAAAAGCTAAGGAAAGAAATGATCCGAGTTTAATTTACCAGGCAACAGGTACTTATCTCTGCACAGGAATGAGATCAGAAGCAGGGGACTGTGGGCAAGCAGTAATTTCGGTTGTACCAGCAATTAAGCATAAATTTCTTGGAATAGATGTCGGAGCATCAAAAGATGGAACAATAGTTTCGGCTATCTATTATGAAGACTGGCAGGTAATGTTGGATGTTAAGATGGAGGCAGAATCGATGGCTGTTGAATTTTCTGAGCCAGTTACAGGGGAAACATTTCCAATAAAATTCATGCGAAAATGTGGATCATATGAAGGAATGAGACAAATATATGAAATCGATAAAACTTTTGGTTGGCCAGGATCAACGTCCATTTATGCAACTGAAGTTTTAAAAGGAGTGCAGTATCCAATTCAAATTGAACCACCATATCCTCAGACAACAGCACCGGCAATGTTAAGGGAGAAAAATGGAATTGATCCAGTTTCAAATTCTTTTCGTAAGATGAAGGGAACTCGATTTTGGTATGATCCAGACATAGCATCGGCGGAGTCATGGGCAGGAATTTTTAATCAAAGCTTGGCTACAAGTAGATTTTCTATTTTATCATTGACTGTTGCAGTTAAAGGTCGT